TCAACATAACCTTTAACTGTCTTCTTACGAGAGTTAAAGCCTTGTATTCCTATAGACCTAAGAAATTTAGAAACAGTAGGAGACGAGAAGATTCCTCTACTCGTCTTTACCTTACTGTTCTTTAATGAGGGAATGTTTCCTGGAATGAACATCATGTCATTCACTTCCTTCCTTTTATTTAACACAATAATTAAATTTACTTGTTCTTGAATCATACGCTACACACTGCTTGTTCTCTCTGTAGTTGTTAAACGCTGATGTTCCATAAGGCTCAAATTGAGTTCCTCCAATCCCTATCCAAAATGCTTGTTTTGAATACTTCTGACAATTGTCATATCCATCTGTAATAATAACGGAATTATTCCCATTCATATTAACCATGTCTATAACTTTATTGAAATTAGTACCTCCACTTTTGGAAAAGGATAAGATAGATATCTCGTTGATATTTTCTATCTTATAAAGAAAGTTATCGAAGAAATATAAATTCTCAATCATACCCATTCTGTACAGAACCATTGCTATACCTTTTGCAAGGTCAATCATTCTTATATCAACACCTTCAAATGTTTCATTGGAATCCATAGAACCAGAGCAATCAAGATATAAATCCATCTTACCTTTGTAAATCCTAGTTTCATTACCAACATTCATTATTTCAGCGTTCTTGAATATGGGATGTAGGAATTCTAATCCAAACAAATCCTCACATTCTTCACAATCAAATAAGCTTTCCTCTACTCTTTTAAATTTAGCAGAGAAATAGTTTTGAGACTCATTAAGTATTTTCTCCATCACTTTTTGAATACTTGACTTATTGATAGATACAGCCTTAAGCCTACTTCTCAATTGATCAATCTTTTCTAAAAACTCAGGGTCATTACCCATTAAATCTTTCATAGCTTCCTTTCCTAACTGGTCCTCAAGGTTCTTAATCTTCTCATCAGTCTTAGATTTAGCTTTCTCTATGTTGTTTGTAGCTTTCTCTAAAGCTTTATCAACTATGTCTTCTAAAGATTTCCTGTTGGATCCAGAGCTTGATCCTGATTGTTGAGAGGAACCTCCTTCCTGAGACTCACCTTCACCTTCGTCATCTCCGTCTCCATCCCCATCCTCATCACTCATAGAAGATTCAAGTCCTTCGCTATCACCATCTCCATCACCTTTTTGCTTATCCTGCTTCTGTTTTATCTCGTCATCAACTACTTGCAGTGCTAATGCAAGTTCTCTTGTTAACATCTGAGTATATAAAGGGGAATCTGCAGTAACAACCTTGGTTAAAGAGTCATAAACTTTATCAAGAACTTTATGCCTAACCTCATTACTATCACCAAGAGGTCTTCTCTTGACATCCTTGTTAACATACAAGCTGTAAACATCATTTATCAATTCCTGAGACAATGTGCAAGGTTTACCTGTCTCTTTTTCGACATAGTCCTTAACCCTTTTTAATTTTGCCTCTTCATAAAATGTTACACCTGGCATAATAACATGCTTGTCTTTCCTAAATCCAAATACACCGTTTCCAGTATTCTTGTACTGTCCGTATGGATCATAGGTGGGAGCTGTTATACTCCCACCTGCATCTCCACTTCTTCTAGAGAAAAGATTCATTATGATTCTTGTGATAAGATTGTGGCATCATCATCTGATTTCAAGAAAGCTAACTTAGCCTCCTCCTCAGCAATCTTAGCCTGGATATCTTGTTCATCATGAGAAGTTAACATACCTGCTTTACTAGCATCACCATAAGCCATCTCTAACTTATCGTATTGTCTGTTATATTCCTCATTAGAAACACATTGTCCAATTGCATCAACAAGATCATATAGTGCACGAACTTCTTTTGGTACCAGAGTTTTTGCCAATTCCTTAGCAATCGATTTACCTACTAATAACTCAGTAGTTTTAACCAATCCTCTATCTTCATTCATTCCCCATACACACATTACGTTCTTCACCAATGTAGGCAAGAATGATAAAGCTCTATCTGATAACTCATTGTGAGATACATCTAAAACTTTTTTTAATTTGTCAGGGTTCAATGTGATAGCTGTAAGATCCGCCTCTTCAGGTAAGTTTATCTTGTGATTCTGAGAAAATGTCTTACCACCTTTAGTGTAGTAATTCATCATATCTGTACGAGATAATCTTGTAACTTCATGGGTGATTAAAAATCTATCCCAAAATGGAGAATCTTTCTCATCATCTGGGATCTCATTACATGTAGCAATGAAATTTGTCCACTGACAGTCAATCTTCTCTTTACCGTTGAATAAGATCTTCTCATTCATAATACCAAGTAAACTGTTTCTTAATGAAGCAGACGCTTTGTCAATCTCATTAATTACAACCACTTTAGCTCTAGTCACTGGTGAATCAACTTTATACTTGTTATTAGTAGTTAATTCCTCAAGATCTATATTTCCTTTGACAGCATTACTCCTAGTCCCTTCATCAGTTTCTAGTAAGAATAAGTCATCATTGCTCAATGAACCTAATGATGCTTTAGCAAAATCAATTACTGCAGCTGTTTTAGCTACTCCAGGAGGTCCAATTAACAATATTGGTGTGTTTACTGCTTCGCCAAGAGCCATTACTTTGAATGTCTCTAACTTTTTCATTAAATTTGTTACTACTGTTCTTTTAATCATGATTTAATATTTAGTGGTTATCTTATTTCTTTTAATTCCTCTTCTCTTAATCTATTTCCAATTAGCTCAAGGATAGTGCTAATCAAACTTTCTTTACCAAACTTTTCAATGTAATCAGATGGATCTTTTACTCTACATCCATCAGGAATTTCAATTTGAAGGAATCCAGTGGTTTTTGCAAATTTTGCACCTGCCACTCTACCTCTATTTACTTTACTATCGAAATCATTGTCGTACATTATAAATACTTCCTCGAACCTACTATAGAGTTCATCAGTCACACTTTGTTTTGGTTTTACATTCTCACTCTGTAATGAGCATGATGTTATTTCTCCCGAAGGAAAAAGGCTCTTAATGACAGCAGCATCTTTCCTGCTACTTGTTATGATTAATATTTTACCTTTAGCAGGCATCTGTGTCCATAGCTCCCATGTGGAGAAGTCATTATTATTAATCCATTTATCATTAATAGATTTTGGCTGATATATCTTAAATGTTTGAACATCATCCTTTTCTTCTACAAACGCGTAAGCTAATTCCTGGGCAATAGTGGCTAAACCATTTACAAAGTAATGCGAAATAGGAAATATGTTACAGTATTCTAACTGTTTTATTCCTAAATGGTATTTACCTGACCAATAGTTTTTGTCTCTAATTTTCCAAGGTCTAACCTTGACACTTATATTCAATCTAGGTTTAGCTACTACCTTTTTCTTAGCTACAGTGCTCCTTATTGGAGTAGTAGTAGAAAAATAGTTAGTAGGATCTATATCGAATTCATCTAATTTAAAATCACTTGCAATCCTATTAAATGCAGCAATCTTTGTCTTTAACTTAAATAATCTCATTACAAATAGGAAACAATCACCAGATTCACCTGTGGCATGATCCTTAAAGAATACTTTACCATGTTCCTTACTCATAAATAAACTGAATGAGGGCTTGGTATCTTCTCTAAGAGGGCTACTTATAGGTCTAGTTGGTATTGATCCGAGATATAACTCGAATATATCTAAATCTGTGACATATTTTAATATATCGCTAGAGTTAGGCAGTCTTTTTATTTCTTTACCTTTTCCAAAAGCCATAATATATGTGTTATTAGTTAATAAAAAAGTGGATACAAATTAATGTATCCACCTTATAGTTTAATAATGATAATCTTACTATTGTCCTGTCAACCAATCAGTGTCATCTCCTCCTGCCGCTACTGGAGTTGGAGCTGCCGTTGCAAAAACATCTTCTGCGTTAGGAAGTGAATCTATAACTGAAGAGTCTAGATCAAACTCACGGACTACACAATCTCTGTTACCAAACTCAACATTACCAAAAGCACCTGCTGCCTTAGAAGCATCTAAAGCTTTAAGTAAGTATTGAAACTTGTTAGCTTTAGTACTAGAGATAGAATACTGACGTAAAGTGTGTCTGTTATAAGCTGCTTGAACTAATTTACTGTCTCCTTTAGTCTTAACTCCTAACAATACACCAACCTTATTATTGGTTCCAGCAACAATTCCACGTAATAAAGAAACATCACCTGCAAAAATCTTCACCCATTCATCTTTATCTATCCTAGCATAAGCTTTAGATACATCAGATAACTTAGCTGGGTCAAATGGAAGGTTTAATAAGTTTACTAAGAATGAAATCAATTCAACTTCACCTTTCTTAGCTACTTTAATACCATCGGTATTAAACCATTGCATGTTATCAGGAGCAGTACCGCTCTGAATACTTGCTTGTTCTAACCAAGCATCTTTACCAAATGAATTGATAACTTTAAATTTACCTGTTGCAGACTTCTGGTGAGTATTTGCTACATAGAATTGAACCTTAGTGGTAATACTCTTGTCCTCATTCTCAACAAGGAAATCCAATCTAATCTGAGGAACAGTACGAACTCCATCCGCGTCAGTAACTTCAGTTTCTCCGATGTATTCTGGTGTGAAATTTAATTCACGACCATAGATAGCTTCTAACTCTTCTTTATTAGGGTTTATTGCTACTATTTTAAAATTTACAGCTCCAGTATGTAATTTTACTACTGATGATCCTGCTTCTTCACTTTTACCAAATGCACTCATAATTTTCTACTTTTTATTTATTAATTAATATTATATTATCCTGCCCACTCTTCAGTCACTACGGCTGTAGCTCTGCGTAATCCTTGTGGTTGTTGTGGTGCTTCAGTAACTTCAACACTGTCAACAACGTTAATCTCATCAACAAGAACTTCATCAAGCTCTACAGTATCAAGAACAGGTTCAGCCGTAACTGTAACTTCTGTAAGAGTATCTGTAGTATTACTCTCTGTAATATTACCTGTGGTACTATCCCCTCCTGTTGTAGTCTCATAACTAACTATATCTAAAGAAAAAGCATCAATTGAAGGAGTGTTAAAAGGTGTCAACATGAACTCAACATCCGTTGTTTCATCTTTACCCATAAAGCTAAAAATCTCTCTACACATATGTGAAGAAGTAATTGCTTTACCTTTCTCAGTACTTTCAGTATAAGATACCTTGTTTTTAGAAGTCTTGTAAGATGTCATATCTCCAGACTCACCATCGATTGTAGCCATATTAGCTATCAATACTTGATTAGTGTCTTGTACTGGAGCAAAGATTAACTCTTGTACATCTCCTGCTTCAAGATTTAATAACTCTGAAGCCATTCTGTTCATTAAAATTCTACGAGACTTTTTAGCCCCTTTCAATCCTTCAACAGTAATTACTGCTAAATCATTATACTTCTCTGTAGAAGCGTTTCTTACTGCTGTTTGAGTAAGTCTTTTTGTACCAAATACAATATTCATAATTTTAGTTTTTTATTAATTAAATTCTTTTTTTTACTCTCCTTCTTCGTAAATTCTAATAGCCTCTAACACTTCTTTCATGTCATTAGGTATTACTTGAGATGAAAACATCTCTGACGGGCTCTTAGCCATATTAGTAGTGTTGTTTTGAGTCATAAAGCCATAACTTACGTCATTACCTTTCTTCTCTACAACAGTTTCTAATATTACACTAAACATTCCTTCAGGTTTAACAACGTCCTGCACTAATTTTCCTCCTGGAACACCAAATACAGTCTTGTCTACACCATTAAAACTCTTAACCTCTGTATGAGCCATAACTACAACAGTTAAGTCCTCACGAAATCCATCTATAACTTTTAATGTCTTATAAACATTATCACCCATCTCTGTAAACTTAGCGTATCCCACTGTTTTAGCTTTATCCATAAACTCACCAATCATAGCATATGTAATTGTATCAATTACAACAACTTTAATGTCTGGTCTGTTCTTAGATACAAATGCCATACCTGCTTTAATCTTCTCCCAACTAGTAGTCTTCATGAAATTACACGTATTAGGGTCAAAGATACCTGCGGCATTCTTATCTATGTAATTCTTCTTCCAACCTCTAAATGGTAGAGCCTTCTCATCTGGACATATGATAAAAGTTTCCTTAGGATCTAATGAACCTAATGAAAATGTTTTACCTGTTCCACTATAACCTGTTACTAAAATTTTACTTGCCATCTACTTTCTTTTTTAAATTATCTACACTCTCTACATAAGCTGTTTGCAGTAAGTCCTTAGCCATAAGGAATAGAATCTCTCTACTAGAGAATGCTCCCTCAAGCCTCTGTGCAAGTGTTGCTACAGGGTTCTCACTGTCTGAATCCACAATTAAGTTCTGAAATAACTCATTGTGTCTTTCCTCAAATCCTTTGATATCTGTGATACCACACGAATGTAAGTCATTGTCAAAATTAGTTGGCTGATACTCTCCGTGTATAGGCAACTCTGTTCCTTTTGCTTCTTTTCTCTTAAAGAAATTCTCCTCTTTACTCATTATTTCATTCTCTTTTTATTAAAGGTTAAATATACTCATTTTCTGTGACTTAGCCAAACTTCTTAGTGATTATCTTATAGATTTTCTTCCACTTTGGAAGCCCCATAAGACACTTGTCATCAACGTACATATCTGCTGAAATCTTACGACAGTCTCCATGGTACAATTGTATTATTTCGGGAAAGTTACAGTTAATGAAGTGATAAGGAACATTGTGCTCATGTAACCATACTATGGCCGCTGCTAATGCAACTTCATTTCGACATGTGTTAATTACAACACCGTATCCTTCATCAACTAATTTACGTATATATTTCCCCGCATCTTTTATTTCCTTACCCGTATCAGGGTATTTACTCTTACATATTGTAAGATCAAAATCAATTGCTAATATAGCAGTGAATTCACCATAGTGGTATTTTTGTATTTGACCCATTTATATATTATTTAAAAGTTACTCTACCATGTGTCTCACAATCTCCACACCAATTATCTCCAGGTTCTTCAGAACCTTCTCTGTGGTCTGCAGTCTTGTTATTAAGACTAGTCCAAACCTTACTTTCTACGTTAGTGCTATCGCACTCATTACATCTCCATTTACTCATTGTCTAAGTTTTTATCGATGTACCTATCGTCCATATCTTTTCTAAATAAAGACATATATGATAAGAACATTGCGTTACATAAAATATGACCTACATGAGAGAGTTTACTCTCAGGGTCATCGTTCTCTCCGTCTATGAATGAATTCAAATGGCGTTGAAGACTCTCAGTCACCTCAGTGTACTTAAGTCCTTTCTTCCAATTGTGATCATCATACTTTTCAGCTCCAAACATAAGCACTCGTACCATGGGAGCTAATGCTTTCCATGATACAAGACTCCATTTGAGCTTACCTGTGTTAAATCTATCTCCTGCCATTATTTATCTAATCTAAATCCGTGCATAACTGGATGTCTTGGGACACCCTCATCTGAGTACTCGAAAAATCTTAATTCACATACTTTACCGATGTGCTCAGCTTTATTTGCTAGCAAGTCTTCAGCTTCTTCATGTGATATTGATAATCCTGCACCTAATATATTTGGACCCATTCTATGATTCATAGCACCTTTCCAGTAAAAATAAGGCTTGCCATGTGTAGGTCTTTTTTCTGATGGCTCAACACCAAGTAACGGTAAAGCTAAGTCATGAAAGTCTTTTAACTTTAACAATCCAGAGCTTCTTCCATTAAGTTTATAAGGCTCATCACCCCATCTAACCATAGTTCCTTCGAAACCTTTAGATATGTTGGCGGAATGAAACTCCATTAACTCTTTCTTGTTATTTACAATAATAGTATCTACTATCACTATATCTGGTATGTCTTTACACAATTCAGTCAATCTTATCTTTCTTTCGAAAAAATTCATTGGCTTAGTAGTAATAAAATCATAGACATGATACTTGACAAGCTCAGTTTGACCTGGACGATACTTTTTGATCATCTTCATATTTTCTTGAAAGCTTTTACCATGAGCATATAGTTCTCCGTCAAGAGTTCCTAAAGTTACTGGCAAAGCATCAACAATATGTTGAAGAGTTTCTATCTTATTCCCTGATCTTGACATTAATGTCTTAGCACTATGATTACCTAATCCACGCATTCCATCTAGTTTAGGTTGGGCAAAACAAGGGTAAACAATTTTATGCTCTTCTTTCTCAAACACTTTTGCAAGCATAGGCAAGATAACAACTTCATCAATAGCCTCTTCTTGTGTGCGAAAATAACCTTCTTTAAGTTTCTTCACAAACTTAGCATTAGCTATTGAAAGAGCTTGATCCTCAGCAGAGGTTTCATTAGATTTTCCAATATTTTTAGGCTCACATTGACTGATATTAACAACGGCTTTACCCCCAGTAATACCAGATGTTTGAACAACTTTGTCTCCATCTGTATCAATGTGTAGAAATCTAATTTTACCTTTACTGTCTTTTTTGAATATCCTATACATTATGACAAGAAATCTTGAATCTTTTTAGATAATTTGCTATTTATTACACTAATAGCAACTAAAGAAGCTTGTCTTGCTTCTGCTAACTCAATCTCAGCTCTACAAAGCTCGATATCTTTTTGGATATGAGAATCTGCTGCAACTAATTTATCGGCAGTATCTTGAAATACTGCAAAAGCATTTTCACTAATTGCTAAATGCTTGTTTACTACGTTTACTTTTCTACTGAACATCTTTTTACTGTTTTAATTTGATTTAACTTATTCACTATTGTCCGAAATTCTTGGTTCTAGGTGAACCCACTCTTCCTATTAATTTATCTGCTGCTTCTTCGTAAGGAATCATTTTATTTCTTTCCTCAGACTTAGGCAACTCTTTAAATCTATTAGTTGCTCCATCGAATAAGAAATGATGATATTTATTAGGAGCTCCAAATCTATTTTTAAGGACTTTTATAGCCCTAAAAGTATCTCTGAATCTTCTAACATCATAACCATGATACTCTTCAAAGCCATAGCGATCTGGCGAATAAACACCAATGATAACTTTAGCGTCTCGCTGTATCTCCTTATTATTAGCAAACCCAGCTAACGAAGGTTCAGTCTTCTTCTGAATACTTTCACCCCTGTTAGTAAACTGCTCCTTCTCACCGGATTGTTCTTGCTGTATAACATTTACTACAGCCCAGTTCCAGTGCTTAGTAAGTTGCTTTAAAGCATAATTAGTACTCCATTGAGCCATCGTTTGATGCTGGCTCATCATACCTCCAGTGTCCTTAACCTTCTCAGGCGTAAGTAAACTCATATGATCTACTATGACAATTGTTATTGCATTTGGATCGTTAGGAACGTAGTGGTCATATACTTTAGTTATCTCTTTCTTAGTATATTTCGTACCGTCCTCATCAACTTTATTCTTGATGAATTCCCTGTCCTCATAGACATGTGTCCCATTCTTGTCAGCGTAATCTCTACAGTACTTATAAATACCTGTTGGATTATACACTGAGTCAATGATCTCTACTCTCTCCAATAACTTTTCCACATCATCAATATGCTGCTCAATAAGATCCATTGAACTCTGCTCAAGAGATTGCTCCCTATATCCTTGCAGTGTTAATAAATCCATCCTGATATTACATCTTGATGATATGAAGTTACATATCATAGTGTCAATAAACTCTTGTTTAGATTCCTCTAATGCAAAATAGAATATCTTTAAATTAAGATTATTCTTCACTGCATACTCAAGTGGCTCCCTAACAGCTAAGGCTTTAGTGACTTGGGTTTTACCAACACCAGAACCAGCTGTAATCATTGTTATCATACCTGGAACTATTCCTGGTATTGATGTGGCAAGTTTAGGATAGTTTACAAAGGGCACACAGAATATTTGACCTGAATCTTTATCAGATTTAATCTTCTTCAACCCTTCTAATCTTTCTCTTACTTTTCCAATAATTTTTGGCTTATCCATTGAAATCATCCTCCTCTCTATAATGAAGTCCATCATTGCCATTCTGTGCAATTATCTTCATTCTATGCTCAGAAGCTTCCTCATCCCAAGCAACCACTGCGGCACCTTGAGCCCAAGATTTCTTTAGCTTCATATATCCAAAAGCTCTTTCTCTAGCTTCGTCACTTACGGTTAAATGACCAGTTTCCATGCTTGACTGCTCAGGTTCAATCTTAACTAATTCACATACATGCCCATCTCCCCAACTAGGGGTAGGAGGCACTGCTGTTCCATTAGTGCTGAATTTAGTTTCGCATACTTTACATATATACTTATTCATTACAATTCAGCTGTAAATGAACAATCATAACCTGACTTAAGGTGGTCTCTAATCTGAATACCAAGACCTAAGTCAGCGTAATCCTCCTTGTGCTTATTCCATAACTCAGTAGATATACCTGCTTTTTCCATGATATCATCATTATAGCTTCTAGCCTCTTTAAAGAAGTCATCAATTCTTTTTAATGCATCCTCACCTATAGTATCTTTGATTTTCTTAATCTCAGCTTCTACCTTAGGTAAATCTTCTACTTCATAATAGTACTCTACTTCTGACGGTGCGTAATGCTTTTTCCCAAATCTATCAGCTGCCGTACTACTTTGTACTGCTAACCAAAATTTGCCATCTATGTCTCCGTTATAATATCTTCCCATTTTGTTTGTTTTATAAGTAATCTTCGTTTTCGTAATGGTTCTGAGGTTTCTCCTCATCTACCAGGTAAGAGTATTTTTCATGATACCCTTCATTCAGCCACCTATGTGCTTCTACCATATATTCTAAGTCACCTGACTTAGTCATATCTTTCACTTGAAGCTCTAGCACTTTAATAGCGATCTGTTGCTTTCCAACATTATTCTTCAATACCTCTCTCCACTTCTTCTTGAGTCTCTTGCCCAATATAGTGTCAGGTGAACTAGGTGATAAAGCTCGTTTACCTCCTGATTTCTTTACTACTTTAGTTGGGTATGTCTTTAACCATACAAGGAATAAATCCTCATCTTTGTTAAAGAATACTTTAGCTTTATCCCTAAGAAATACTTGGTTGTCGGACAACTTGATGAATCCTTTCTTCTCTAATAAAGACAATGATACTAAACTAGGATCAAGTAAACCTGATATAGCGTATCCATTGCTTATATTATAAAGAAGCAAGTATTCATTTATTGATAATCCATTCTTAACAATATCATCAACTGGTATTGTTATGTTATCCATGATTTGCTCTATCTACAAAACATTGAGTTACAACGGATGATATTGTTCTTCCGTAATAAGGCTTCAACAAATTAGTTCCTTCATATCCCTCTTCATTAGCAGTATCCTCATCTCTGGAGTCACACATCAAGAATCTCTTGCTATCATCTTGAAAGCAAGTGGAGCTTATAACATATATTCTTTTAAACTCACCACTATTATTACCTCCTTTAATAAAGTTTTTGTTAATGATGTTCATCATTTCTTCAACACTATATGACCTACTTTCTCTTCTCTTTAAGCCCATGTTATATATTTTTCGTTAAAATTATCCATTGATCTCTTAAAATAAACCTCATCCTGAGTATTCTCAACTACAAGTAAATGCATTTCAGGTAACTCATATCTAAGGCATCTTCCTAACATTTGAAAGAAAGAACCAATACCGCTATCTAATTGCGTTATTATTCCTTTTTCAATTTGAGTAAGATTTACACCTTCCCTCAACATTTTTACCGCGAACAGCTCATCACATTCTAAGTTATTAAAGCAATCAATCAACTCTTGATTTAATTTACTATCATTCTTAGAATGAACAGCACTCTCTGCACCAATCTCTTGAACCTGTTTAATAGATCCTGTAAAGCAGATAAATCTAGACTTACTAGTTCTAAACTCCTCCACTAGATTTTTAACAGTTTCAGTCTTAACCTCTGCTATGAATTTCTTCCTAGTTGATGCTATGTTCAGCCATTTGTTCCTACACCCAGTTCTTATGGGGAAAGGAATAGAGAAATCTTCAGACAGTCCCTGGTAATATGCCATTTGTTTGGTTGCGGCATCATAATATTCCTGCTCACTTCCAACACAAATAATACCCTGATCTTTCGGAGTATTCTTTATTGTCATAAACAAATCCTTATGAGCACAACGCTTACTTGATTTTGCTGTAGCTTTAGGCCTTCTATAAACATACTCCCAATTTTTACCTGTCTTTTTTAACTGCACGGTATGCACAACTAATGACGGTTCGGGCAATAGTTTAAGATCAATTGCTTTATTCAACGAAATAGTATCATAATGAACTTTCTTACATAGATTGTTCATCATATCTTTCTTTTCCTGTGGAATAGTAGCTGATAAGAATATTATTCTAGTACCCTTCTGAAGTATTTGTCTTAAGTATTTAATTCTCATAGGCGTAAGAGCATGACACTCATCTAGTATCACAAAATCAGCCTTGACTTTTTGATTCTTAAGAGATGCATATAACACAGTCTTCATTGATTTCCCAACTTTAACCATCCTATGCTTCTTAATATCTTCCTGCCAATTCTTCTTGTGCGTACTCTCCTTACATATAAGATATCCAACAGCTTTAGGCTTATCTTTCAAGATATTTTTTACAATCTTCAATGCCCCAAGCGTCTTACCAGTTCCTGTTGACCATTCAAGGCACAAAAATCTGTGTAACTTACTTAAGCTCACGGCATTAGATTGTATCTTATCCTTTGGATTACTCATCATCTGGATTATCCCATCCGTTAATCATTTTATCTAAGATATCATCAATCTCCTTATCGGTTAGATCATCAAGATTGTCAGTCTTAATACTTAAGGCTTTAGAGCCATCTTCTAAGCTAATCTCTTCTACATTTTTATCTTGATTATTAGCCTGTCTTCTCTTTAAAAACTTATCGAAGCTATCCTCATCGTCAAGCATTCTAGGGTTTAGATCAACATTTTTAGCAGCATTCTGAATTACTCTGTTAAAGTTCTCGTCCCTAGCGCATGTTTCCTCAATAAGTGTTTGAAGCATTTTTCCATTACCTAATACGAATGACACTCCACTTCCTTCAGCTCTAGTAAGAAATATTCCAGCGAAGCTCTTATTGCTATCACTAACATCTTTTAACTTGTCAACAATTTTCTCTATTGATCTTCTAGTCTTTTTTGCTATGTTTTTTTTCTTTGCCATCTTAATCTATTTTTAAAAATGTGAAATCTAAATAAGGTAATTCTTCTCCTGAAGACTTGAATCTATTTATAAAATCTGTTATTTCTATGTGTCTAGCGATCTCTTCGCTAAATAAATCACTTATTTGAGCTCTAGCCTTTCTTTTGATACCCTTTATTAGTTTCTTAGCTAATCCAGGAGGCATTCCTTCAGATTGGTCCTTAATTTGACTCATACCCTCAGCCATCTTCTTATTGAAGTAATCAGTATCATTAATTACCTTCAGTAATTTATCATACTCAATATTTGCTATTGATAATATAGCATCAAACTCTCCTCTTGTTACTGATTTCTTAAAATCCTTAAACTCTACCTTCTTTGAGTCATCAGATTTCTTTGAATCATCAGACTCTTTTGCTTTTTTCGCCATCGTTGTTGTTTATTTAATATTATACACTGTTCTATATACTAATTCAAAGCGAAGTACTGCTAATAGTACTTCACGCCAAGGCTCTTCTCTCCCTACTTTTGCTATTATATTCTTGATATGATTAACATCCAAGTTTTTTACGGCAATTTCCTTCCCTTTACTTGTTTTATGGATATATTCTCTGTCATCTAGATGACCAATCACCTCTACACTGTCTTTATTCCATCTGAATGATTTTCTTTTAGGTAGCATAATTATGTTTTTAAACTTCTTAATACATCCTTACTGATGCTATCCCATTTTCTTACCTTCATACCTGCTAGTAAATACTCAATAACATTATTCATGTTCTTGGGCTTAGCATTTACCTTCTTCTTGTATTTAACAGGCATATTCCCTGTTAAATCCCATTCAATAACATTTCTATCTGTTACTCTACATTTTCTCGTCCCTACTTCATAAATAACACCCATTTCTCTAAGCTCAGTGAATCTAGAACCAATTCCAAATGAACTGGTGCTAATTGCTACTGTTGCCTCAGAGGTTGTGCATGGACATGTCTTTGATATTGCCTCTAAAACTTCTAATCTACGCTGAGAAACTATACCTGTTGATCTAATCTGTTCAAAACAATCAATTGATGTTTGTCTTACCATAGTTATATGTTTTAAAATTAATATTAAGACTTACAGTCGCAAGAACTGCACTTGTCTACTTTGCATTTACTTAGAGATATGGTGCCATTTCTATAATAATTAGTTATGACACCTTCACTATCTTTTATTTGTTTTACTGGTTTCATGCTAACTAATCTAAGTAGCCAATCTTTAACGTCACTCATTATTGTATAAGTGTAAAAGTCTCAAATGCTATACCATTCAAAGTTACTGCTTCAATAGTTGTATCATTTACTCGTATTATTGTATAGTTAACTTCTCCGCCTAAGTTAACCTCATCATTTGAGCAAGCTATTGCTACAAACATAATAAATACTGCTATATACTTTTTCATCTTGGTTTTTAATATGGTTATTATTCGTTTTCTATTCTATTAAACGTTTTGTTATACTCTGCGTTTATTTTATAAAATAAGATAATGACCGGCTTTATCTCCCACTTGACATGAGGGATACACACAGACGGTGATTATACTGTTGGCTTTAATTATCTTATAGTTTTGAGCACCTTGATAGGCTTTAAGCCTTACGAGCACTCTACTGTTATACCTAAACCTGTCAAGGTGTTGATACAACAAGATTGTTGTGACATATATCACAATATCTTATGACATACTGAATACTAACAGTACGTCTCGAAATACTTTTCTACATGACTATAATATAGTGATGGCAGTGAGTATCTTCCTCTAAAGAATCTAAATACTTCCCCGTGAACTCTTCTAAATACAACATTGTACTTAATAAAGAGAAAACTTTTTATAAGTGTTATTTCCACTATAAACTCTGGCTGTTCATCCGTGCCTATGTCTATTTCTTTTACTGATATTTTCTTTATCATGTCTTTGTTGTTTTAAAACCCCCTCTATTCACATGGACCAGCGCTCTATATGTGAATATTAAATGAATCATCCGTATTTTCACTCAATTTAATAGTATCTTGGACTATTTTTAAGTTACTCGTGGAATATTGCGCGTACTCCAAGAGGGGAGTTTGGGTTTAATTAGATGAGCTACTACTATTTGAGCTCTTAAATAATATTGATGCAAGTATATTCATAACGAATGCTTGCTTTACTCCAATTACTTCTAAGCCAAATAATTCTGGCATTAAGTAATTCCAACACCACATGGTTGGATATACCATTATTAATACTAAGAATAATAATGATAGTAATGCTACTGTAATTGCTTTAAATGTATTCATACCTTTGTTTATTTATTTATAATAGTTAGGTCTTTAAGTTCTTTTTGCACTTGATGTAACGTTATATAAGAATCTTCTGTTATATAATCGAGCATCTGTAATCTCCAAATTTCTTTTTGTATTTCTTGTTCTAATTCTTTAATTCTGTTTTTCATAATCCGTAATTTTTAAAATTCATACACAATACGTTGTAATCACATTTAAAAACGTGTTACAACAATGTATATAAAAAATAAAATCACTTACTTAGTGCTTCTTTATTAGCGTTCTTTCCTACTCCAACCATTTCGCCAAATTTTTGATAACGAAAACCTATCCAACTATATCTAACAGTAGCCCAACAAAGCCAATACTTATATCCATTAAATTTTCTTGGAAATATTAGAAATTCATTTTCTATTATCTCATTTTTGTTTTCTTTTAGTTTAAATCTCATTGTTTTTATTTATAATAGCGTCTGCTATCTGATTGTTTAGTTAATTCATTCTTCATCAAACTATCTAAACCTTCTTCGGTTAGAAGAGATTCACAATAATGTAATGGAGATCCTGTATAATGTGCTAGAAATTCAGCTTCAGATGCGAATACGTCATTTGTATCCTGTTCCAACTTAAGCAATCTGTCTGGCAATTCATATGGTGTATTACAGTTAGCTCTAAATATTGCAGCTCCTCTACATTGAGAAACTAATTTAGGATCACTACCTACACCAACATAGTTCTTATCGTTATGACATGGTAACCAAAATGGTCCCCTTGTCTGTCCCAAATACACAAAAGGATGTGACCCTCCAGGGTTTGGCTTCTCGTTATTATTCACTCTTTTGAATGGACATCCACCGCAGGCTTTTTTTCCTTTGGTTTCCTTAAGTTCTAGCTTTTCCATATCTAAAATATTTTTTTATCCTTATATTTTAAATACAATCCGTCTATTCCATCTACTATAATAAACAGTAGAAGTGCAAGTGGCACAAGCATTCCAAGGATCCCACAAAGTAAACTTGTCAATAATGATGATACTAATACTTCGTTGTATTTTTTCCTTGTATGAAGCACATGGAATATTACACCAAATGCGTACCAAATACAAAATGCTGTTAAATAGCTCATTGTTTCTAATTATTTAATTAATATTATTCTCTTTTATAATAAATGATTTCTCCTGTGTAAGATCTGTTATATATTTCACCCATATCTTATCGTTGAAATATTTAATGTCTCTTCTACTCATTCTTGTTAGTTCATCGATAATTCTATTCGTTGTAGGATTACCATCAATTGAATTAATTGAGTCGTATTTCTGTAACGGTAGATTAAATAAACCTATGCATGAATTGTACACATGTAAATCCATCGGCCTTATAGCACTAAACGTCTTTGTATGATATATACAAGTGTCGTGCTTCTGGTCTATTACTGGTGTAATATCTTTCCACGCATATCCATACCTGTGTGCAAGGTTTATAAAGACCTTTCTCGCACCAACTATCGACTGATTCCTTGAATGCTCTGCGATATCAAATCCATAGATTGCATCTAAATGGGCTTTGATTTGTTCTAATGATACTAGCATCTCGATTTAAAGTGTTTATAGTAAACTCCTCCTCCTATTGCACACAATGATAATCCAATTATCATATTATGATAACTATGTGATAAGAATACTGTTGCTCCTCCTATTACTATCAGCAATATTGCTAATGAAGCATAAAATCCTTGTTTATTTTCTAATCTCATTTGTCTATTTTTAGTTGTTAATACTCTAGTTTAATAAAATAACAGTCAGTGAGGAGGTGTTCGTGGTATTTTCTCTAAGCTTACGCTATCGTCAAGATATCATATTAACTCCCTATCCATTCCTACATTCGTACCTATGATCTTATCATTGTACGCATTGCACCGTCTTCGATTACTGACTGTTAAATATAATTTAAAATAATATTAGCACCATCTATAATAGCTATCAGCTTTGCACTGACCTTATTCCACTTCAATTTGTAGAACACTACTATAAATGGTCATGAGATGGATACTTAGGATTTTGGTTAATAGCCTTTCGGTATTTAACTCTCTCATCCATATAAAACCTCTTGCTGTAAACTCCTAAGTGTAGACTGGAACTTATCACCATCCTCCCAACATATTACAATACAGTTGGTACACTTGATAGATTTAATATACTCCGTCTAGGATTCTAACCAAACTTAACTCTCTTCTGAGACACGAATTATTTTATATTCTATCTTTATTTAGTGGTTCCTTTCTCGTCCGAAGGACACATATAGGCGTTATCACTTGGTCATCGGTTTGACCATTTTATTAAAAAGTTCTTTGTCCAAATTTCAGTTATGGAATACTTTCTCTTAAAGTAGCATCTTACCCCTTCCGGGCAAACTTTCAATAAAATAATAATACCTTTACAATAAACTCAACTGCTGATACAGTCATAACTAACTGGAGGGTAACAGTATCAGTTACCATACTTATCTCCCACTTACATCGCTATCGTTTATCTTCAAGCAAAGAACTATTATCCTATTTCTATTTGTATTCTATCTGATCCAGATACAATTAATACCTCTTTAATTACATTTGCACTTTCTATTTGATAGTATTGCACTTCTTCTTTAGTGTATTTCTTTAAAGCTAACTCTAATATCTTAGCATCTTCTTTATGACTAAGATGTATGTAGTCGCCTTTCATTGGTCTGTATGGAAGTTCTATGTCTACGAAACAATCTTCGCTCATAAAATCTCCCATGAATTCATGAATATGTACTCTTACTTTTACCATAACTACTTTCTTGTTGTTAATCTGATTAATACTCCTGTTATAGCAATAAATAATACAGCTATCAATACTCCAAACATATTCTCTCCAATTGTACCTGAACCTAATGAGGCTTGTACAGCACTGAATAAGAATACTGGTATCACTATAGCGAGAACTACTAATACGTAGCCCATCGGTTTATTTTTCGGTTTACTGTCTATTTCACTCATGATCTTATTTCGATTTTAGGTTGATGTTAGCTATATAGAAGAAGACTGGTTGCCCTCAGTGTACCGTTACCCCGGTTGACGGTTCCTATTCATATTGAAAAGGCAAGTCATGATATAATAAATGTATAATGCGAACTGTCAATAAAATACTCTACACCTGATTTGGTCAGGTCGTCTTGATTTCACTATATCTCGTTTTAACGCTTATTAGCATACGCAACCTTATCTGCAGTTGATTGTGTACTCTAAGTGACTTTCTTGTCCTTGATATAGTTCTGTGGGTAAGTTCTCACATTATTCATTTACTATTTACTCGTTGCACACTTGGCTACCATGGTATGCTGACATCATTTGAGTAGAACCAAATACTGAATTAACAATATTATCATAGGGCTGATGACATAAAAATACACTCTATTTTATCCAACTTCAAGTGTAATGGCTGTCCTGTATTATATACAGTGAGGAATAAGAGGGATTGATTATTAGCAGAGCTCATCTGCGACTGACATACTCATCAGTTCATTAGTCACTACGGTTACAACACCGTTTCTCGTCATGTGTGACACATTAGCCCACTGTTACAGTGTTTTAAACAAACTACTAACCTCGATAGGGTTTCATTCGGCACGTATTGTAAAAATACTACTTGATAGGGAGATTCATCGTAATTAAACATGTCTTCCGGACACATAGGCCTTGGCTTACTCCTCTATTCCTATCATAAACTTTGGATTGATTATCTTTAAGTAGTACTTAAATTATAAAACTATTCACTTCAGGATCTTTACCTGCCTTCTATTATACTTGTTCCTCCTACTCTGCCTTTTTAATGTTGGTCGGCTCAACTGTTGTATGCCTTCGGTCAGAACGAGTTTTATTACTTTGTGAATAGTTATGTTATTAAACTAATACGCCATCACTTCGGTGCATGATACATTTCCCCTCAATTTGCACAGGGTTTGGTTATACTTGTAATGACGTTTTAGCTATTATATATATATCTGAGGTAAATATTAATGGTAGCGAAAGTGTTAAAAAGAGGGGTGTTTGGATTATCTCCTTCGAAACAATCTCCCCTCTTCTAACTATTAACTAACCAACAACTAAACTCTTACTATATTCTTTAGTTATCAAGACAGGGCTTGCACCTGTATCTCTGTGTAAACACAGCACTCTATTCTGTTTAAGCTACTTGATAAAGAAGTCACGTTAACTTCAATGCACTACTCATGTATGACATGTGCTTGAGGTCTATTCAACG